CCCAAATTGTTCAAACATACGTTAGCTCGTGCATTCACAAAAGCCTTCATAGCTGTAGCGTTGATACCTTCAATGTCTCCGTGAGAGAACAGCAGGTCAACGATACGATGCTCATGCTCAACCAACGCTTTAGCAGCTTGCTCAACTCGTGCTTTCATCCATCCCTTATCCAGCTTGTTTTCATCCATGTAGGTACGGAACAACCAAGCACCTGCTTCGTGGTGAATATTCTCGTCTCGCACAGAGAAGTTGATACCTGCCACAAGGTTACTCAGTTTGTTCTTACCGTTACTCTGGAAGTGCTTCAGGAAAGCAAAGCTGGAGTACAAGATACAGCCTTCCATCATGGAGAAGACAGCCAAGGAAAGGGGAATATCACGACTACCAGCAATAGCATCCAAGTACCCGACACGGCTAGCCAGTACAGGATCATACTGCCAAGATTGATGGAACTCTTCAGTAGCCAGTCCCAGCAGTTCATTAATCCGGTTATAAAATCGTGCATGGACATTACTTTCAAAGTAGCAGAAGGCATCCGCCATCAGACCAATATCAGGATGCTGAAAGTTAGGTTTAACAGTACCAGACCAATACTCATCACCAACAATACGTTCGTACTTGGTAAAGAGCTTGAGTGAAGTAGTAACACCATGACGTTCAGCAGGAGTAAAGTCGGTAAGAATGCTGTGTACATCTTTTTCCAAATCAATCTCGTCAAATGTCCAGAACACACCATTCTGTTTATCTGCAAAGGCCAGAGCCTCTGGATAATCGAAGGTGTACGTAGTCTTCTTCGTTAGAAGGTTTCTCATTCAATCTCCCGCATAAGTTTATCCTGTTGTTCTTCAATGTAGTCTTCAAAGCGCTCTACGATGTCATCACTGCGAATCTCTAACAGTTCCAGCAGTGTTACTTCGTCGACACGTTGAAGCTTCTCTTTAAGCTCGTCAAACGTGATGTTCATAGCTATCAATCAGCTTATCCAAGTACCATCGGGCTTTCTTCAGGTCTTCCTGACCGTTCTTGTCCATAAAGCGCATCAAGTATTGCATCATCTGAACATAGTCAGCATCAAATAGAGGAGAAGAATTAATTGTGGTATTCCCTTCCTCATTATAGGCAATGTAAATCCTTTTCATGAGCTGTTCAATGACATCCCGTACCTCAATACCTTCTTCCTCGAACAGCATATAGTGTTTAGGCTTACTCACGGTATCATATTTCAACTCTGGATAGTCATCCAATGTGCTTCCGCCTCCATGGTCGTTAAACTTAAACCAATCATCAATAGCTTCTTTAAGAGGCTTGGAAGAATGATCTGTTGCGTACATTGTCCCTTTAACAAAGTTAGAATACGCATAGCACGAACCACAAGGAGTCTCTGACTCTTTATCCATTAGTGCATAGAAGCACTGATCACATTTGTTTGCCATATTTACGCTCCTCTCTAGCTTTGTAGGCATCTTCTGCTGTGTCCCAAAGTCCACAGTATATTTTTTCATAGTTTCTCCAAAAGTAACTTTCATACTTTTTAGCTGCCTTATGATAACTAACGCCTGTAAAACCTGTTTTATTAGTTTTAAATTTTCGTGCTTTAGCTATATTTTCTATTTGGGTACATCCTTGTAGATTTTCAATTTTGTTATTGAACACGTTTCCATCAATATGATCTACCACTTTTGGAAAGTAACCATGATGGTAAAAGAAAATTAAACGATGAAGCAGATAACCTCGTGAATCAAAAGTCAATCTCCGATATCCTCGTGTTGTTTCATAAGATTTATCAATCGGAGTTCCTTTCAAAACAAGTCTTCCTAAGTATCCATCATAATCATATTTTATTTTAATCTCTTTTAGAAGCCGGTCGTTTAATTCCACCATATTTTTCTCCTAGATATTCTATTGAAAGAAGAAGCTCATCAAAGCTACCATCTTTCACATCATTTAAGACAACCAAGCCACGCCAGTGACGGTTTGATAGTTTGTCCATGTACGACTCATCATGTAGATAGTAACTACCAGCGATGATACCGCAAATAGGTTTCCCATCAGCACGTTTACCATAGGCAATTTGCTTACCCTGTTGGTGACCAGCCACGACAGACATATGAAGCTTGTTGACCAGAGCACTAGTGGTTCCTGCTGGACGCCCCATAGCACCGACAGGCCAATAGTGATTAAAACCAACACCATTGATAAAGACAGGATGGAGAAAGTCGTGAACTTCCCAATCTTTGAGATTAAGATGATCATATGTCATTAATCCTTCTAGCATTGGGTTGTTTTCAACAGCCCGAGTAAGTCGGTTACAGTGGTTTCCTTTTAGAAACACTAAACGAGGCTTATACACCTTATGTTTAGATTCCTTCTGTGTTTTCTGAAGAGTCTTCAAAGGAGCCAGCAATACATCCATTCCTTTATTCCCTGCGTCAACGTCAGCAAGATAGCGCTTACCTTCAAAGTATTTGCTACCTGATTTGTCGTGACTACTCAAACTAGGAAAATCCCAATGGTCTCCTAAATGAACAACAACGTCAGGACGGTAATCACAGATAGCCTTACCTGCCCACTCAAGGTGCTCGGTAGGAGTATCGGGCTTACACTGTGTATCAGGGATACATAGAATACGTAGTGGTTTATCCATTAAGCCCTCGTGTAGTTCGTCCTGAATTAACAGAATGTGTTACCCATTGAATATTTTCCACTGTATAACCTTTTGTAGAATCAATACGGTCTGGAGTAGGCGCTAACTTTTGAGCATACCCGCTACCTTCATATTGATAGAACAATGTCCGAAACATAGGAGAACATTTTGCAAATTCATAAAACAATTCCTTGTCCATGAGTTCTTTTCCTAAATACAAATGAGCTTTCTTACTCTGAACACCTGTAATTCTGCTTTTCATGTTTCGGTACATTCGCATAAGATATCCATTCATGGTTTTCTCGTACGTCCTTGTATCCTGATTCTTGTTAAGCAGTCTTCGATTTCGTTGATATTCCAACCGTTCTTCCTTAGTCATCAGTCTTCGTCCTTAGTGAAGTACTCACCAGTCCAAGGGTCAAGATAGTCATGGTGATTATCATACATCGTACTCAACCACTTAGGCTCTTCCAAGCGTACTTGATTCTTAATGTCATAGCCAAACACTGACTCTAAGAACTTTACATAGCCGTCCATGCACTCATGCCACGTAACTCCGGGTGTCTCAATGATTTTCGTATACGTCTTGCCATCACAATCAACGTAAGAGAACCCAAACACTTGCATAATCTCTTCTTTATCGATCATCGCCAGATCCTTTCAAAGTATTGTTAATCTGTCGTTGTGCCAGCTTCTTCAGGTTCTGACTTGCAATATCAGCCAAGCTCCAGCCCATTACTGTAGCCAAGCCAGCGATCTGCCAGAACACATCACCAACTTCCTTCTGCATACCTTCTTCATCCAAGATACCATCTCGAATCCACTTGGCATACTTACCTGCAACTTCACCAGCTTCAGAGGTAAGGTTAGATACCATGTAAGCAGGGTTCTTAGCAGTCTCTAGCGCTGTCTTAAACGCTAGTTCTTGATACTCTTCAATCAACATACAGGGTTACTCCAGTTAACGACAACAAAAGATAAAGTAAGATACTTTGTAGTATCTCCCGGGTGCATATAGCGAGTCACTTCAAAGCCACCAGAGCCTGTCATGAACTCAGGACTTGGATCAGCATTGTACGCAATCTCCAATAAGTATCGAGCCATCCGCCGAAGTTCACCGATGCTGACCTCTTTATCTGGACTATCAAAGTAATTCCATTCCAAGAAATCCATAACTTTCTTGACCTTACTAAAGTCAAATTCGTCTAGCAAGTCTTCAACCTGTTCAATACGCATTATTCAATTCCTTTGCATAAAACAATTCTTTAACAGCAGGGAACTGTTCACAAACGATCAGCTTAACCTGCTCCGCTACCTCACGATGTTCCTTCTGCGTAGCCTTGTCACAGCGAATATCCACATAGTGAAGCCAACTACGCAGATTACCTGCCATGTACATACGGCTCATTGTAAGGCCTTCAGGCAGTAGCTTACGTGCTTGCTCCTTAGCAATACCTTTAGCCAATGACATATTGTACATCAACTCAGCATCATCGCGTACACGCTTTTGAGCTTGGAACCACCAGTGATGTAGATCAGAGTCTCCCACTTCAATGCTGTTCTGTCGATTACGTACATCCTGCAAGCGTACCTCAGACATCTCAAAGCCTTGCACAGCAGCATATCGCTGAGAGAACTCTTGAAAGCTGAAGCTGCGGTGACGCAAGATCTGACGAGCAATGTCACGAGTAGTCTCAATCTCCAAGGACAAGTGAACCATTTCCAAAGGCGACCAGTGCTTGTTGTTGATCAAATACTTCAACAGCTTTGGGCCTGACTCCGTGGCATACTGGTTGTCTGGATTAGAGACACGAGCCATGTACGCAAGAAGATCTTGAGCATCTTTGATACCTTTCTCAACAAGTCCCGGTGCAGGGACGGAATAACAAACCAATGATACTTTACTCAACTTCAATCCTTTCATTGCTCAGCAAACGTCCAATGATAGAGTCCCACAAACCTATCTTAATAAGGTAGTCTCGTTCGTTTTTGGTAAACTTATAAGTTACTATTACTTGTTTCTCAGTCTTTACATTCATTTAACCACTCCTCAGGGATAGTCTTATCAGAAAAGAGATATCCATTTTTTCTACACCACATTGCGTAGGTTGTTTTGGATGTCTTACTGATTCGTGCATTTGAGTTTGAAAAAATAAATCTAATATCGAGTTCAGGATTATGTTTCTTAACCAACAAATGCTTCTGACGATCAGGCGCTAAGAAGCGCCCTTTAGTCTCCACAATGATCCCGTTTGGAAGTTGAAAGTCAGGAGTGTACACATGAGAGGAAGCAGGTTTAATGTATTTCAGCTTAACCTTCTCGTATGTGTACTCAATCCCTAACTTATCCAACTGTTCCGCTACTCGCTCTTCAAGTCCTGACCTGAATCCGTACTTAATTGCAACTTGTTTGGCGGTTGCCATATTTGTCCTTCTTCTCTGCGCAACCATAAAAGTCTTGCTTGCTCTGTAAGATACTCAACCGTATGGCCAAGTTCTTGATACTTTCCCCACGCTGCTTGTAAAAGTTCTTCTTTAGTCGTTGCATCTTTAAGAACCTTCTCTGCCTTTTTAGGGCCAATACCAGCCAAGCACGGGATGTTATCAGTCCTGTCCCCAGTGAGTAACTGAGTGCAGAAAGACCTGTACGCTGTGAACTCATTGACATAGTATCTTTCATCCTTTACAGGATTGTAATGCCAGCCTTGAAGCTGATCGAGATCCTTATCCACATGCACAATCCAGCACTTATCCAAGAGCTTGGTGGAGTCAATGGCGACAGTATCATCAGCTTCCTCGCCTACCGTCAGGATAGCATCATGGCGCTTGACTAGATGCTCTCGTAAGGCATCGTAGTGCTTAGGCTTGACTGCATCCTTACGGTTGCCTTTATAAGGGACTGTCTTGGCAATGTCATAACGGTAGTTAGATTTACCTGTGATCCAAGCTAGATAATGATCAGCCTTGAGTTTCACGTAGATAAAGTCTTCTAACCACTCCGTTAATCGTGCTTTAGCGATGCCACTTGGCTCATCCTCCGTACTGAAGCCAATACGGTAGACAAGGAAATCAGCATCAACTAGTGCAATCTTAGGTTCCTGCTTAGAGGATGTCGTCATCGTCACCTTCAGCGTCACCGCCATAGACAACCAAGTCAGTCACAATGATCTTACCGATGGACGGAGCAGCACCGAACTTACTCGACATTTTGTGGCGATAGCTACCAACCAAAGCAGTGATCTTAGTACCGTTACCAATCTTACTAATGTCCACTGGATTACCTTCAGTGTCCACAGGCTCAAACACAAACTTAGACTTACCAACAATGTAATTACCCATTGTGTCTTTGTTTTTGATCACGATGCCCAAGCCTTTAAGAGCCTCACAAGCCTTGTCAGAGAGCATACCGACTGTACACTCATACTTGGTGTTGTCTTCATTGAACTTGGTGTTGAATTCCTTCATCCAGTTAGCCCAGAAGATTTGACCTGCGATTTTGACTGGTTTGTTATCCATGATTTAATTTCCTTTAAAATGTTATGCCGTCTTTCCGTGCTGTCATGTTTGGTGATCTACTCACTTCTTCCACTGTATCGGGCTATTCTCCTTGGGACATAGCAATCCCCGGTGATCTTTCGACTCCTTGTATCCCGTTGGCATCCGCTTTCGATCATAACTTGGTACGAGTAGAGGGTCACGATCCCTCAATCCTTCTCAGGCGGCAGATTTTAAGTCTGCTGTGTATACCAATTCCACCATACTCGCGTCTTGCATATATTATAGCAGCATTTAACACAAAGTCAAGCACTGTTACAATTATTTTATCAGATCAGTGAGTCTGTCTCCAGTTAGCACCAATCTTGTACTCACCATCCAAAGGACAGCGAAGTTTATAGTGTTCTCCTGCCTCAATGATTGACATTCTAGCAGCAGCTCCAACTATATCAGCAATCTCTTTAGGGCATTCCATCTGAAATTCATCGTGAACATTGGCGACATACTTCACAGGCCACTTATTAGCCTTGACCTTATTGTCAAAGATCACGAGAGCCTTCTTCATCACGATGGCTCCAGCACCTTGGAGGAGCGAATTGAGGGCAGCGTGTTCTGATCGAACCCAAATACGTCTCCCATCAAGTCCGGGAACCCACCCTTTTGCTGCCTGCTTTCCGACTCTTTCGATGAGTCTTGCAAGTGAGGGTGTTTGTCGCAGAAACTTTGATTTGAGTTCTTTACCAACTTTAGCAGTTCCTCCAACGATACTTCCAATCTTTGCATCGCCAGCTCCGTAGAGAAAGGCATAGATGAATGTCTTTGCATTGTCTCGTGTAGCAAGTCCAGCAGCTCGTTGGTTGACCGTATGTACATCTGTACCAAGCTTTGAACTTCCTTCTGTAACTGTTCTGACATAATCATTATCCTTCATATAGTGAGCCAACATACGAAGCTCCAGACCTGAAGCATCGCAACCTACCAACACATTACC